AAAGATCTTAAAACTAAGTTTTCTACTTTGATCGACTCAGTTAACACTTTAAAGGAAAGCATGGAAAAGGTTAATCTTTCCAATGCTCGACTTGTTTATACGAACAAGACTTTGACAAACCGCTCCCTGAATGAGCGACAAAAGAATAAAATTGTTGATGCTTTGTCAGAGGCTCGTTCGGTTGAAGAAGCAAAGGTAATCTTCGAGACTCTAGAAAACGCAGTGGGCAGTGTTGTAGGTAAGGCACAGCCACAATCACTTCGTGAGACTATTGAAAGACCCTCTGCCAACTTGCCTAGAAGAGCGGACAGGGCTGTTGAACGTCCAGCAATGGATAGAATGCAGATTCTGGCCGGTATTAAATCACACAAATAACCCTTATAGGAGAAATTAAAAATGTCTATTCTTGAAAAACTTACAGAAGGCATCGTTCGTAGAGATCTCTCCAAAGAAGGTGCTGCTCTTCTCTCCAAGTGGGAAAAGACAGGTCTTCTTGAAGGTCTCTCCGACGAAAGAACTCGTCATGGTATGGCGTCCCTTCTTGAAAACCAAGCCAAGGAACTTCTTCGTGAAGCTTCTTCCATGGCTGGTGGCGACGTTGAAGGTTTTGCTTCTGTCGCATTCCCAATCGTCCGTCGTGTTTTCGGCGGCTTGATCGCAAACGACCTCGTTTCCGTTCAACCAATGAGCCTCCCATCTGGTCTCATTTTCTTCCTTGATTTCCAAATTGAGCGCGCCCGTCTTTCTGCGAGAGCAGGAGATTCCCTGTACGGCGGCGGCGTTGTTGGTTCTCAAATCACAGGTGGCGTTTCCTTGTCTGGTCGCAATGCGGAGCAAAGCTTCTATGCGCTCAACAATGGTTATTCCTCTCCAACAGCCTCTGTCAAGGCATCGTTCTCGGTTATCGCTTCTGGTACTGTTGGTACACCAACTGCTGGTGATGACGTTGACCGCCTCGTCCGCTTCGACCCAGATCTTGTTGGTACTTCTGTTGCTATTGGCACCGTTCCTCTTTCCACTCTTACTGGTGGTCAGTTCAACATCAAGGATTACGTCACAATCTCTGGTCAAACCAGTGCTGCGGTTGGTACAAAGGTCGGCGGAATGATTCGTCGTCTTACTCGCGATGCTGACGCGCAAGATATTGCTGCTGGTGCTTCTGCTGGCCAACTTATCGTTGTTATGACAGGATCCTCCATCGCTGCTGCCACAGCATCCATGGGTACTGTTACTACGGCTTCCTTCGTCATCGACGATAACTTCCAAGCTGCTGGTACTCTCGGCGCTGTTGTTGGCGCATCAACATGGGGTCTCGAAAACAACGAAGAAATCCCAGAAATCGACATCAAGGTTGATTCCGTCTCCGTCACAGCGAAGACCAAGAAGCTTAAGGCTAAGTGGACACCAGAATTGGCACAAGACCTTAATGCTTATCACAACCTTGACGCAGAAGTTGAGTTGACTTCTGTTCTTTCCGAGCACATTGCTCTTGAAATCGACCAAGAAATCCTTGAAGATCTCGTCAAGGGTGGTACTGCTGCTAAGTTGTACTGGTCCAGACTTCCAGGCAAGTTCCTTAATCGTGAAACAGGTGCGGCTCTTGACCCAACATCTCTCGGTTACCCAGACTTCACTGGTAACGTCTCCGAGTGGTATGAGACGCTTGTTGAAACCATCAACGATGTTTCTGCACAAATTCACCGCAAGACACTTCGCGGTGGCGCTAACTTCATCGTCGTCTCTCCTGAGATTGCTAACCTTCTTGAGTTCACCGCAGGCTTCCGTGGCTCTGTCACTCACGAAGACGCACGCGGCACAGTTGGCGCAGTTAGAGTTGGTAACTTGAGCAAGAAGTTCGACGTTTACGTTGATCCATACTTCCCAAGAAACGTTGTTCTTTGCGGTCGTAAGGGCGCTTCCTTCCTTGAAAGCGGCTACGTCTATGCTCCATACGTTCCACTCCAAATGACTCCAACAATCTTCGGCACCGAGGACTTCGTACCTCGTAAGGGCGTCATGACACGCTACGCCAAGAAGATGGTCCGTCCAGATATGTACGGCTTGGTCGTCATCTCAGATCTCGTCTAATCGGCGCAACGTAGTCATCAACAGCCCTCCCACTTATTGTGGGGGGGTTTTGTTGTTTGAGGCACTACTTAGTGTTAGGAGAAATTTTACCCATGGCTCTTCCCGTTCTCACTCCAACAAGTCAAATGAGCAAATCTATTCTTGCTCCAACCGGCACCTATTCAGAGGTCGCCGATTCACTTCCTTTTGGCATTTACGCAAGTTCATCAGCATTTATTTCTGGCGCTGTTGACCAAGTTGCTTATACATACAAGAAACTCGGTGGAGATGTTCTCGATATCGAATTGAAAACAACAAATGTTTATGCCAATTATGAGGAAGCTTGCTTGGAATACAGCTATCTTATTAACCTTCACCAGTCCAAGAATATTCTTTCTGATGTTCTCGGACAAACAACAGGCACTTTTGATCAAGACGGTGAACTCGTAACGGGTCCAGAAAATGTTAATCTTAGATATCCAAGAACTATGTTTGAATATGCCCGTCGAGTTGGTGATGGGTTCTCCTTTGAAGCAGGTATCGGTGGAACAATTCCAATTTATTCTGCTTCTTTCAAAGTAAACAACCTTCAACAAGATTATGATCTACAAGCTATTTTATCACAATCATCAGCTACTGGTATTGATCCTGCTGGTGGTGCTGGTGCTCCATATCAAGGAGTTGTTGGAGACAAAAGAGTTATTATTAAGAAAGTGTTCTACAAAACCCCAAGCGCTATGTGGCGCTTCTTTGGCTATTATGGTGGCTTGAATGTTGTAGGCAACTTGAACCATTATGGTCAATATACAGATGATTCAACATTTGAGATTATTCCAGTTTGGCAAAACAAGCTTCAAGCTATGGCTTATGAAGATCACTTGTATACAAGGCTGTCTCATTACTCTTTCGAGTTAAAAGATAATAAACTTAGATTGTTCCCAATGCCAGAAACATTTAGCGATCAACAATACATGTGGGTTGAGTTCTCTGTTATTCCAAACAGTTGGGATGAGAATTCAGAATACGATACTGGAACTAAGGGTATTAACAATGTGAATACGATTCCGTTTGATAACGTCCCATATGAAAACATCAATGCGATTGGTAAGCAGTGGATTCGCAGATTCGCGCTCGCTCTCTCTAAGGAAACGCTTGGTCAAATTAGGGGCAAGTTTACTTCAATCCCAATCCCAGGTGAATCTGTAAATCTTAACGCCGATGCTCTTTTGAGTCAGGCAAAAGAAGAACAAGATATGTTGAGAAATGAACTTAAAGATATCCTGGATCAATTAACCTATACAGAGATAGCTAAGGCAGACGCTGAAAAGGTTAATGCCATTGAGGACATACAAAAGAAAATGCCAAACTTTATTTATCAAGGTTAATATAATATATGTCAAGCGAAAAAGAACAATTTGCCGGTTATAGACCTTACTTTGGAGAAGAGAAACAAACTCAGGATCCAAATGTAAGAGAAGTTTCTATCATGCCATCCACAATCGAAACAATTGATTTGGCTCTTTATGATTGGCTAAATGAAGAGCTTGATATTTTCTGTACAACAAATGAAGGCTGGAAAAAAGTTCCTCTTATCTGGTCAATGCCGGAAAGGTCTTTTCAAATCAAAGACAACAAAGATTTGAGAAACAGAAAAAATGTTTTTACTTTCCCAGTTATTTCAGTTGAACGCAACTCTGTTATAAAAGACCCAAACATGAAAGGTGTTGCTTGGTCTCACCTTCCAAGATACAATGATGCCAGAGGTGGAACAATAGAAGTTGCCAGATTTATTAATCAAGATAAGACATCAAACTTTGCGAATGCTACATCAAAAAGAAGATTCGGTCAAATAAACTTTCCATTCAAAAACAAAAAGGTTGTTTATCAAACTGTAACAATGCCTATCCCAACTTATGTTGTAGCAAACTATGTTGTAACAATTCAAACAGAGTTCCAGCAACAAATGAATGAAATATTCACTCCATTTATGACAACAACTGGCCAGATTAATAACTTCTTTATTCATCGCGATGGGCACAAGTTTGAAGGCTTTATTGAGAACGACTTTTCAATTGATAACAATTTATCAAATCTTGACCAAGAAGAAAGAACATTTAAGACAACAATTAATCTAAAGATTCTCGGATATCTTCTTGGATCAGATAAAAACGACAATCAACCAAAGCTTACAATTCGTGAAAACGCCGTTGAAGTTAGAATCCCAAGAGAAAGAGTCATTTATGGAGATAAGAGGGAGAGAGATTAATGTCTAATGATAACAAATGGTCAAGACCAACAAATCCTCCCCCTCCCCTTTTCCTTGGGAAATCTGAAAGAGATCTTGTAAAGCAAGTTAATGATGAACTTATTGAAAGAGTCATCGGACAACAGATACTTTATCTTCCAGTTTCTCGTGAAAGAACAAACTTTCATCCTCTCTATGGTGAAGCAATCCATAAAAGCTTCCTTGGGCCAGTAAGAGTTCATGCTCTTGTTGAGTTTGAGGGGATCCAAACGACAACTTCTCATTATGGATTGGACAAGGACTATAAAATTGTGGTCAATTTCCATAAAAGAAGATTGGCAGAAGACCAAGACCTTTATGTTCGCGAAGGTGATTATGTTCGATATGGAAACTCTTTTTATGAAATTGTTTCCCTAAACGAAGGTCGCCAACTCTTCGGACAAGTTGATCACCTTTTCCAGATTCAAGCAACATGCATCAAAACACGCAAAGGCGTTATGTCACTTGATAATATGGCGCAAGATGTTATTGATGCTCTTAATGAGTCCTATCAGGAAGGTGGGGGTCGAGAATCAGAGCCCGCTTCGTCCGCATCTTCTTCTTCACCAGCAGCCGCACCAGCAGCCGCACCAGCAGCCGCACCAGCAGGAACACTCACAGTTCAAGATATTGTTTGGACAGTTTATGTTTATGAGCCCCCCGCTGACCTGCCGCCAGATACAGCACTAATTAATCTCTTTGGTTACGCTGGCGATCCTCTAATGGTCCAAACAGCCGCTATATATCAAAACGGTCTCCGACAAATTCTTGCATTAAGTCCATTGTCTGGAGATTTTTATATTATTGGCGGTGATATTTACAATGTTAGAGAAATTGAAGCTGGAGCAAGACTGTACCTAGAAGTGTTAACAGTTATTGAATAACGAGATAATAATGCAAGTATACAGAGAAATCTATACATATGAAACGGGCGATTCGACAATACCTCCTAATACAAATTTAAATCCTTTTTTTGAATTTGATGATGAGATTTATGTTCAAGAAGCTCATATGTTTTTGAATGGTGTTAGATCACTTGTTAGTGTTTCTCCTCTTTCTGGAGAGTTTTATATAAATGGCGATAAGATTTACAATGCTCGCGAAATTGAATCAAACTCCAGATTGATACTTGAAATTATAAGAATTGCATGATAAAATTTAAAAATTCATTAAAAAAATAATAAATAGTCTTTTTATTTTTTGATTGCAACTTTTTTATGCTATCGAACATTTTTCTCTTCTATTAAGATGAGGCAGGTATATCTATGGGTGAACGGGTGTACCCTGTATTCCTGTTCTGGTTTTTTTGAAAAACTTTGCTTTTCAAAAGGGCTAAAATGTATTATCATTAAGAGGAGAAAATATAATAATGGCTACATTTACATTTACCAACTATTCTACCAATTCCTACGTCTTCATTGACTTCGGTAATGGTGATGGTTTTGAAAAAATTTCAACAACCGCATTTGATGGTGAACTTGATTCCTATCTCGGTAACGTTAACACCGACGTTGCTGATCTTTACAATGCGTTCTCAGTTGATAACTACCTTTATCCAAAGTTCGTTATCGCAACAGACGCTGAGTTTGCTGCTGGCGACTATGATGTCTTCTACATGGCAAACCTCGTTGACTCTACAACATACGACATGTCCGGTGCCGTTTCTGCTTTGACAGCTTCCCCAACCGGTCACCCAGCGTTCCACGATTCTGGTGATGATTATGAAGCTGCCGCTGTCCGCAAGACTCGCGTCCGTGCTGACAAGCAGCTTGATCTTCAAATCACAGATTCCTCTGGTAACGTCTACGACACAATGGCTGCTGCTGAAGCTGCTGGCGTTGTCGACCCAGGCGAACTTGAAACAGCACTTCTTGATATGAAGGCATTCAAGGTCGGTTGGACAGTCGCTGAATTGTCTGCTGCTAAGCTCGCAAACAAGGATGAGGCAATGGTCAACCTTGGCTATATCAACTCTGTTGAAGATTCTTTGGATTCTGCTATCGGCTCTCTCGCGAGCGTTGAGGTAGACTTCTCTTCCATCGACGCAAGAGTCTCTACTGATGAGTCCGACCTCGCATCACTTGAAACTTCCCTTGAGACAAGAATCAGCACCGAAGAATCAGCCCGTGCTTCTTTCGACGCTGCCGTCTCTGGCGACCTCAGCACCGAAGAGTCTGTCCGCGCTTCTGCTGACGCTTCCCTCGCTGTGATC